GAGTGCCGCCTTCTGAGTAATTTCCTATCTCTGCTTCTAGTTTCTCCATCTCGGCTTGTCCTTGACTTTTTAAAGCATCACCGTTCAGTGAAGTGCCACCTTGTGGACCTGCAATGGTATTGAACTTTCCCCTTGCTTCTCCTATCATAACTTTTGACACAGCGAGGGTGTAATCTCTGATCCATGGCTTGGCATATATGTCCTTGAACAGTGTTATGTCAGGTCTAAAATTGTCGGTGTGCATTAGGACAGTTTCGTTATCTGCTCTGGGTCTTTGTGTGATTGTTAATTTTTTAGTTGCTACATCAAAATGGAACTGTATGAAACTTCCAAACAATTTACCCACTAATTCCTGGTATGAAGCAAAGGCGTAGTAAGTGGCCAAGCCACCTGTTGCACCTGCCCTTAAAAGATATGTGTTTGTGTATGCTAGGTTGAAAGGTTCAAATAATGTACCACCTTCTCCACCTTCTGTTCTTGATCCTACTGTCCTTCTATTCAAGTTCCTTACATTTATAATCTCATCCGGTAAGATATATGTGTTTTGATTTTTCTTTAGTTCTAGAAAAGCATAAGATTCTTCGACAGCATTTGATGATCTCTGTCTAAATTTATTTACGGCTCTTTCCAGTGCCGTTTGGTAGTGTTTTGGGTCTAATTCGACGTCGATCATGCCCTCACCGAGGTTATTTTTCACGTAATCGAATATCTCTTGTTGACCTGTTTGTAGTTCTGACATACACATATTTATAGCCTTTGCCTGTGCAATAAATATGTGTGATATGCCAAGATTATCCATTTTCAAGCCAGAGAAGGGCAATGACTACAAGTTCTTTGATCGCAACATCAAGGAGATGTTCACTGTGGGTGGAACTGACCTACACTTCCACAAATATTTAGGGCCATATGATCAAGGTAGTACTAATAAAGACGGCGACGCAAGTCCAACTTTGCCTCAGTATTCGGGCGACAGTCTAAACGAAAGGACAATTCAAGATTTGTTATTTTTAGAGAACAGGGACAGGAAATATGCTAGTGATATCTACATAGTAAGGGGCATATACAATGTACAAGATGCCGACTTTAACTTGTCACAGTTTGGAATGTTCCTACAGAACGATACATTATTTTTAACTGTTCATCTTAATGACATAGTAGAAAGAATTGGCAGGAAGCCAATGTCAGGTGACGTGATAGAGTTCCCACACATGAAAGACGATTTTTCATTAGATGAAAGCATACCTATTGCCCTGAAAAGATATTATGTTGTTGAAGATGTAAATAGAGCCGCCGAAGGTTTTTCACAGACATGGTGGCCGCATTTGTTAAGATTAAAAATGAAATCCTTAGTTGATTCACAGGAATACAGAGATATTGTCGGAGATGCAACAACAGAGGGTTCTCTTGCCAATTACATGTCTACTTTTAACAGAGAAAAAACCATTAATGATCAAATTGTTGCACAGGCGGAAGCAGATGCTCCTAAGTCTGGTTTTAATTACAAGCAATATTATGTTGCACCAATCGATGAGAGGGGCAACATCAGGACTGACAATGTAAACACAGCAGATCAAAGGGTAAGCACTGATAAAACTGTAAACGCCGTAATCGACACACCGGCGGCATCACACTATGGTTTTTATCTTGACGGCGATGGTGTTGCACCAAACGGTCATCCTGCTGGATTCGGCATATCTTTTCCAAACTCAAACATAGACAAAGGCGACTACTTCTTAAGAACTGATTTTCTACCAAATAGGTTGTTTAGATATGACGGCAACAGGTGGGTAAAAATTGAAGATTCTGTAAGAATTAACATGACGAACAACGATTCGAGGGCAAACTACAAAACCGGATTTGTGAATAACACCACCACAGATACGATAAATGGTTTAACAACAGAACAAAGACAATCATTAACCAATGCATTGAAACCAAAGGCTGACAATTAAGAATGCTACATTTTTACGAAGGACAGATTAGGAAATTCTTAACTCAATTTATTCGAATATTGAGTAATTTTTCTGTTGAAACAGGAAAAGGAAAAGATGATCAAATAACATTAAGAGCTGTTCCTGTAATTTATGGAGATCCTACAAGACAGGTTGCAAACATAATTAGAAACAATAGTGAAAACGCACTAAATTATGCACCAAAAATTGCTTGTTATGTGAGAGAACTGAACTATGATAGGGAAAGAATGCAAAATCCTTATCACATAGAGAAACAGCATTTGAAAGAAAGGGGAGTTGATGCTGATGGCAATTACACTAATCAGCTAGGAGCAGGATATACTATTGAAAAAGTTATGCCATCGCCTTTTAGATTAGAGGTAACAGCAGATATTTTTTCTTCAAACACAGACCAAAAATTGCAAATTTTAGAACAAATTTTGTATTTGTTCAATCCAGATTTTGAAATTCAAAAATCTGACAATTACATAGATTGGACAAGTTTGAGTTATGTTGAACTCACAGGAATAACATTCAGTTCGAGGACCATTCCGGTGGGAGCAGAATCAGAGATAGATGTTGCATCAATGACTTTTTCAATGCCAATTTGGTTGTCACCACCGGTAAAAGTGAAAAAACTGGGTGTGGTGCAGAAAATTATAATGAGTGTGTACGAAGATGATGGTGGCATAGCAAAAGGATTGATAGACGGATCTCTGCTATCGAGAAGTTTCATCACGCCAAACAATTTTGGATTGTTGGTGTCAGGCAATCAATTAAGACTGTTGGGAACAACAGGGGTAAATGTTAAGTCAGGTGGGGATGGTTTCTATACAGGAGCTAGAGACCCAGGACTGGCTGACCCTTTCGAAACATTTGGACCTGCTGTGAACTGGAAAGTATTGTTAGAACAGTATGGCGTTGTAACAAACGGTACTTCACAAATCAGATTGACGCAACCAAACGGCAATGAAATTATCGGAACTATTGCCACAACAACATTAGATGATACAATATTACTTTACGACATTGACCAAGACACAATTCCGGCAAACACACTGACAGGAGTGAAAAAAATAATTAATCCGTTGACATTTGCACCGGGAACTCCTAGCAATGGAGATAGGTATCTAATAATAGATCAAATAGGTGACTCAACTGCAACTGTGCAAAGTTCAACATGGGGATCACTTGTGGCAAGCGTAGGTGATATTATTGAATATAGCAGTGCTGAAAGCAGGTGGAGAAAAGTCTTTGATGCATCAGATCCTGATTCTACACAACATTATGTTACCAATCTTAACACAGGAATACAGTACAGATTCAATGGTACAGAATGGGTGAAATCATACGAAGGTGTATACACACAAGGTAACTGGACCATAGTCATAGACGGTGGCTTCACTGCTAACGACGATGCTTCTGGACAAGACGCAACTACCCCTTGATAAATCACTGCTAATCTGTTACAATAAAGCATGAATAAAAATATTATATGTTCTGGTGCATTATTTTACAGCACATCTACCAAGCGGTTCATGTTCCTACAAAGGACGTCTGAGAAGACTAAAGGCATGTGGGGATTGGTAGGAGGCAAAACTAAATTTACAGAATCAGCGTTCGAAGGACTTAAAAGAGAGATCGAAGAAGAAGTTGGAGCAGTTCCCAAGTTTAAAAAAGTTATTCCTTTGGAAATGTTTACATCAAATGATGAAAAATTTTTCTTCCACACTTATCTTATTGCAATAGAAACTGAATTTATTCCTAAACTTAATGGTGAACATTCTGGGTACTGTTGGACTGCCTTTGAATGCTGGCCAAAAAATCTTCACATGGGTCTAAAAAATACTTTGAACAACAAAAGTATCAAAGGAAAATTACAAACTATACTTGATTTAATTACTTAATTACCCTGCACTTATCTTTACAGTGCCGTTGTCGTTCCACAACTGTCCGTTATTTTTTGGATCTTTTGTTGGCAAGTCTGAAGCCATTACTTTGCCTTTGTTGTTTATCATTAGTGTGCCGTTGTCGTCGGGTAGATCTATGTTTCTTTTTGTAGTGGATGTGCCTGACACAAAAGTTTTTTTGCCGTCTTCTGTCTGCCAAACAAATGGAACATCACGGTGGGCAT